TGCAAATTTCCAGGCGTACGGGTTTCAGGGTTTCTCGTCCCGTGGCCCTAGTTCATGCCGCACAAGGCCGTCATGGCCCCTTCGCGGCACACTCCGACATGGAGGAATCCGATGCCCGGTCCCGCGCCGAAGCACCCGAGCGTGCGTGCTCGCCGCAACAATCCGAAGGCTGGGTTCACGTCGCTGCCCGCGAGCGGTCGTAGCGGCAAGACTCCCGGCTGGCCGTTGCCTGCCGACGCGAAGGCGACTGCGCTGTATGAGCTGGCGCAGGATCGGATCGCGTCACTGACGGTTCAGGTGGAGGCCGAGGAGGACGGCCGCAAGAAGGGCCGACTGCGTCGGACTCTGGCTCAGGCTGAGCAGTCGGCGGCGATCATGAAGCTACAGATCGAGCAGCAGGCCGACCTTGAGGCCGGGTTGTGGTCGCTGCTGTGGGCGACTCCGCAGGCGAAGTTGTGGGAGGACTCGGCGGCCTTCGTTCGGACGTTGGCGCAGTTTGTTCGCTGGAACGTCAAGGGTGAGCAGGGTGACCTTGATGCAGCCAAGGAGGCTCGCATTCGAGGCAAGGAGTTCGGGCTGACCCCGCTGACGTTGATGGGCTTGAAGGCTGAGATCGAGCGCGCCGAGGAAGCGGAGGCCAAGGGTGCTCGCCGTCGCTCGACGCCGGTGAAGCCGAAGCGCGACGACGCTGATCCGCGGGCCGGTCTTCACGCCGTGGGCTGACCGTGCTGCTTGTCGTCCCGGGTGCCGACCCGGAGCCGTGGCCCACGATCGGCGCGGAGGTTGTCGATTTCCTTGAGGATCGGGCGGTATACGGCAAGGGCTCGTTGGAGGGTGAGCCGTACGTTATCGATCCGGAGTTCAAGGCGTTCATCTATCGCGCGTTCGAGGTCTATCCGCAGATCGTAACGAAGTCGTTCGCCGGCGGCGGACCTGGCTTGCACATCAAGGACCGACACCCATGGGCAGGCCGTCGACGGTTCAAGCGTGTCGGGCTGTCGGTCAGGAAGGGCCTGGCGAAGACGGAGAAGGAAGCACTTCTCGTCTACGGCCACATCCACCCCGAGGGGCCGGCCAAGTGCGACGGCTTTGATGCGTCCGGAAACCCGGTGGCCGCGCCGACGAAGCGCCCCTATGTGCCGATGCTCGCCTTCTCGTTGGAGCAGGTCGAAGAGCTTGCCTACGGGACGTTGGCGTACATCGTCCAAAACGGCCCGGACGCGGACTTGTTCGACGTCTCACTGGAGCGGATCATCCGTCTCGACGAGTACGGTCGTGAGGACGGCAAGGCGCTCCCCTTGGCGCAGTCGCCGGACTCGCGCGATGGGGCGCTGACCACACTCAACGCCTTCGACGAGCCACACCGGCTCTACATGCCGCGGCACTTGAAGGCGCACGAGACGATGGACGCCAACCTTGAGAAGCGGCCCCTCGAGGACCCATGGGCGCTGTACGTCGGCACCGCAGGCGAGTTGGGCCAGAAGTCGGTGGCCGAGCAGCTGCACACCGAGGCTGAGCAGATCCGCGACGGCAAGATCGACAAGCCGGACCTGTTCTACCTTTACCGCTCCGACAGTGGCGGCCATGACTTGACCGACAAGGCGCAGCGCATCGCTGCGATCGCAGAGGCGACCGGCCCTGCGGGCGAATGGGGTCCGGGCCAGTTCGACAGCATCGCGTCAAAATGGGATCGTCCAGGCGCGGACACGGCATACCTCGAGCGGGTGTGGCTGAACCGGTGGGTGAAGTCGGGGCAGCAGGCCTTCGATGTGAAGCGGTGGCCAGCACTGGCGCACGTGAAGGGGTCGCTGGCCGGCCCTCAGCGGTCACGTATCCCGCGGGGCGCTGCGGTGGTCGTCGGTTTCGACGGGGCGCGACGGCGCGACTCGACGGCGCTGGTCATCACCGAGATCGCCACCGGCACGCAGGAACTCTTCCGGCTGTGGGAGGTCGACCTTGATGAGCCCGACTGGGAGATCGATGAGGCCGACGTTGACCAAGCGGTTGACGAGATATTTGCTCGCTACGAGGTCGCTCTGTTCTATGGCGATCCGCCGTACTGGGTGGAGGAGATGGGCCGCTGGGCCGGCCGCCACAAGGGTCTGGTCGAGGAGTGGTGGACCAACCGCTACAAGGTGATGGGCTACGCGGTCCGGGCCTACCAAGAGGCGATTGCGTCCGGCGCAGTCGGCTGGTGTGTCGAGGACCCGCACGCCCTCGACCTTGCTCGTCACGTCGGCAATGCGGGCCAGGAGAAGACGTCCTTCATCGTCGAAGACGGCCCCGACGAGGGGCAGCCGCTCTACAACCTAACCAAGATCCACCCCGACAGGAAGTTTGACGCGGCCATGGCTGCGGTCCTGTCGTGGCAGGCGTACCTGACCGCCATCAAGAAGGGTATGGGCGCGCCGAGAGTGCCGACTCGTCCGCGCCGCATCCGTTGACCTTGAAGGGAGTGACCGTGTCGATCGACGTCGAGACCCCTGACTCCCCCGGCTGGTGGCTCAAGCGGTGCGCCGACAAGTTGGCCGCAAACCGCAAGGAGATCGACCCGCTATTTGCTCGCTACGAGGGCAAGCAGCCGATGCCACCGGAGTTGAGCAACGCACCCGAACATGCGCAGCGGCTCTACCGGACGTCGCGGACAAACCTCGCGGAACTGGTCGTGAAGTCGACCCGCTACCGGCTGAAACTGCGGGCCATCCAGACGGGCCACGACTCGGGTGAGACCGGGGATGAGGACGCGTGGAAGGCGTGGAAGGCCGCGGGCATGATCGTGGAGTCTCCCTCGATCATCACCAATATGTTGGTGGGACGTTCTGGCTATGCGCTGGTGCAGGAGCATGAGGGCAAAGTTGCCGCCACGAGCGAAGACCCGCGCCAAGTGGTGACGGTCCATGACCCGGTGCGGCAGTCAGTGGTGCGTGCTGCGGCGAAGATCTTCCATGACGATGACTTCGACATGGACTATGCCTACCTGTACCGTCCCGGTCGTCGATGGGTCGCGGTCAATCCGCGTCGGACGCGCAATACGGCGGCCCGCTTCACCTCGTCATGGTCATGGTCCGAGTATCACGGCGGCGCGGAAGGCGAGCCGCTGCCGGCCGGCTTCGAGAGCGACGTCATGATCGTGCGTTACCGCAACGACGAGAACGTGTCCGAGTTCGAGCGCCACGCCGACCTCTTCAATCGCTTTGATCACCTGATCCTGCAAGCAATGGTGATCGCCACCTTGCAGGCGTTCAAGCAGCGAGCGATCAAGGTCGACCCGAAGGACATGCCCGACACCGACCCGGTCACCGGCGAGGACATCGACTACAACGACGTCTTCACTGCCGACCCGGCCGCGCTGTGGAAACTGCCGCAGACGGCTGAAATGTGGGAGTCGGGCGCGGTCGATGTCCAGCCGATCGTAACCATGGCCACGAAGCAGTTGGAGCAGGTGTCAGCCGTGACATTCACTCCGCTGTCGGCGTTCACCCCCGAGGGCGCGAATCAGTCCGCCAATGGCGCGTCCCTGGTGCGCGAGGGGATGACATTCAAGGTCGAGGACAAGCAGGATCGGATCGGCGCCGCGCACGAGCAGACTGCTGACCTGATCTTCCGCATGGCCGCGCTCGACGTCGGTGAGCGTGAGGCGATCCGCGCCGTGTGGGCGCCTGCCGAGCGGTACAGCTTGGCCGAGAAGGCAGACGCGTGGTCGAAGACGACCGGCCTGCCGTATCGCACCCGGCTGTCGATGATCTTCCAGCTCGGCCCGGACGAGATCGCTCGCGCGGAGACCGAGCGCATGAACGACGCGGTCCTCTTCCCTGCCGAGGCCGCACAACCGGTCCCGGCCAATGGCTGACGTCGTCGCGCTGACGCGCACGATTGACGCGTTCGACAGCCAGCGGCAGGCACTCCTCGACCGCATCACCAGTTTGGTCGTGGCCGACTTCGAGCGTTTCGACGGCTGGTATTCGCCGCGCCTGGTCGAAGAGGTCGCCGCGCAGGTGGCCACACGCCTGACTGCCGGCCAACTGGGGACCGCCCAACTGACGGACGCCTACCTGGCGCGCACGACGTCGTACGTCATGGGCAGGGTCGTCACCGGCTCGGGTGTCCCGCTCGTGATGGGTCAGACGCTGCGTGCCGGAGTGAAGGATCACGAGGAGGTCTACGGGCGCGTGGCGTCTGAGTACCGCTACCAGCGGCACCTTGGCCGGACCGACTCGGAGGCGTTGACAAACGCCATGGTGCGGGCTCGGGAGATGATCGGCACCGATCTCGGGTTGGCTCATCAGCGGCAGGCGTCGCGGTTCGTGAAGTCCCGCGGTGTGACCCGCTACCGACGCGTGATCCGGTCCGAGAAGTCATGCGGCCTGTGCGCCGCCGCATCCGACCGCATCTATTGGCGCGGTGATCTCTTGCCGATCCACTCCCGCTGCCGATGTGGCGTCATCGCGGTCACAGCCAACACCGACCCTGGCTCCCAGATCAACGACGAGATCTTGGGCGAGATGTATGACGCGGCCGGATCAACCAAGGGCGCGGATTTGAAGCGGGTCCGAGTCGAGGTCGTCGAGAACGGCGAACTCGGGCCACGACTGCGAGTCGCTGGCCAGCACGTGCGCGGCCCCGCGGCTGTCGCTGCCGCCTGACGAAGAACTTCCCTGCATCCGCGCAGGGTAGACGCCCGACAGGGCGAACCACCTCACCCGACAGGGAGATTCACCGATGCCCGCACCATGCACGTTCCGTTCCGCGTTCACGTCCGGCCATGTCGACCCGGCGGTGATCCTCGCCTTCCATCGATCCACCTTCGGCGATACCCGCATGGAGGTTGACCCGGCCAACGACGGTGGTAGCGGCGACCAAGGCGGCGATGGCAACAAGGGCGAGGTCGGTCCGAACGGCTTCCCCGAGTCGACGCCGATCGCGGACATGAAGCCCGAGCATCAGGCGGCCTACTGGAAGCACCAGTCCCGCAAGCACGAGGACACCGCCAAGGCACGCGCCGACTACGAGGCGATCAAGGCCGAGCGTGACCAGTTGAAGGCCTCGACCCAGACCGACGCCGAGAAGGCCATCACCGATGCCCGCGCCGACGAACGTGCCAAGGCCGAGAAGGACACGGCCAGCAAGTACCAGGCCCGTCTCGTGGCCGCCGAGGTCAAGGCCGCGCTGGCGTCCACCAAGTTCCCCGCCGACAAGATCGCGGGTCAGGTCGAGTTCCTCGACCACACGAAGTTCCTCACCGCTGACGGTGAGGTCGACGCCGACAAGGTGAAGCAGTACGCCGCGGGGCTCGCCCCAACTGGCGGCACGTGGCCCGACATGGGCGGCGGCAAGCGCGGACGAAACACGACCGGCAAGGGCGTGTCCGCTGGAGCCGACATGTACGCCGCATCCCGCGGCAAGACCACCTGAGAAGAAAAAGGAGAATCACCATGCCTCGTCTCAAGAACGAGACCATCGGCGCGGGCGACCAGTCCTGGCTCGGGTCGGCTCACGGCATCCGCAACTGCCGCACCGAGCTGCTCGACATCAGCACGTTCGACCCCGCCACGCACTACCCGAACGGCTACATCCCGTCCGGCACCCCCGTGGCCAAGGTCGGCGGGGTCCTCGTGCCCTACGACTCGACCGAGGCCACCGTCACGAACGCCGGCGTGCTCGCCGGGCACCTGTTCACGGACCAGGCGGTCGTCGGCACCGACGACTTCGCCGTCCCGGTGCTCGACCACGGTCGAGTTCGCTCCGCGAAGGTCCCGCAGGGGTCCAACGCGTTCACCGTTCCCGTCGCGGCTGCCAAGCGCGCCGCCGTGACCATCGTCTACATCTGAGGAGGGGTCTGACATGGCTCTCTGGACCGACATCATCGACCCCGCCACCCTGACCGGGTATGCCCGCGCATCGCTGGCGGACTACGAGGCCAGTCGTGGCACCCTCGCCCGCTGGCTCCCGAACCGGACGGTCCCGTCGATCGATGTCCGCTTCACTGCGGGGTCGTTCGGGCTCGTCGAGGTCGCGGACTTCCGCGCCTACGACGCGGAACCGACCATCGGCAAGGCTCCGGCTGGCAAGCGGGTCACCCTCGAACTCCCGGCGCTGGGGCAGAACATCCCCGTGTCGGAGTACAACCAGCTCCGCGCCAATGGTGCGCAGCCGGGCGAGGACACGATCCTGACCGCGATCCAGCGCACCACGGACGTTGTCGTGCGTTCCGTCGCTGACGCCCTTGAGCGGTTGCGTGGGACGGTCCTGACGACCGGGCGGGCAACCGTCGCGGGGTTCATGGACGACGGTTTCGGGCGCGCCGCTGGGCACACGGTTGTCGCGGGCACCCCATGGTCGACCCCGACCGCTGACGCACTGGGCGACCTGACCACGTGGTCAGACACCTACCGGGACGCCAATGGCCAGGAGGTGGGTGCGATCGTCATGTCCACCCGCGTCCTGCGCGCCATGGCCGCGCTGAACCAGATGCGGACCCAGCTCGCGTCCGGCTCGACCCGCCCGGAGACCCTGCAGGACGTGCAGAACACGGTCAGCGCGAACGGTCTGCCGCCGATCTTCATCTACGACCGGCGCGTGTCGGCCGGCGGCGCGGCGACCAAGGTCATCCCCGACGACCGAGTGCTGCTGCTCCCCGCTCCCGTCGAGGACGTCAACGACTGGCAGGGCACCGAGCTGGGCGCGACCTTCTGGGGTCGCACCCTGTCCTCGCTCGAGTCCAACTGGGAGATCCCCGAGGCCGACCAGCCGGGACTCGTCACTGGTGTGTACCGCGGCGAGAAGCCGCCCATGATCGCGGAGGTCATCTCCGACGCGATCGCCATGCCCGTGCTCGCCAACGCGAACCTCTCGTTCGCGGCCGACGTCCTCTGAGGTGGGTGACATGAGTCGCAGGCTCGTGGCCTACGTCCACGTCAATGGGCGCGTCTACGGTCCCGGCGACAAGGTTCCCGCGGACGTCGCGGCGCAGATCGTGAACCCGAAGGCGTGGGAGGGCGGCGACGCCCCCGACGCTGGCGAGTCCGAGTCGGGGGACTACGAGTCCCTGACGAAGGCGCAACTCGTCGAGGAGATCGAGAGGCGCAACGCGGGCCGTGATGACGAGACGAAGGTCTCGCCGTCCGGCTCCAACAAGGCCGACTTGGTCGCCGCCCTCGTGGCGGACGACGCTGCCGGCGACAACTGAATAGGGGGGTGGGGCGGTCATGGCTGTGACCATCGACATGGTTGCGATAGAACTTGGTCGCCCCACTCCTGCCCCTGACTCAATCGATGCGGCCCAGTGGGCGACGTGGATCGATCGCGCGGAGCGGGCAATCCGGCTGCGGGCCGATCGTCTGGGTGTCGCGTTCGAGTCTTTGGATGTCGACGCTGTGAACGACGTGATCCTCTACGCGGTGGTTCGTCGCGCGACTCGCCCGGTCGATGGGGCCGAGTCGGTCACCGAGCAAGTTTCGGTCGACGACGGCTCGGTGACCGACACTCGAAAATTTCCGGTCGGTCAGGGCGACATCTACTTCCTTGACCAGTGGTGGCGCGACCTCGGTCTGATGCCGATGGCTGGTCGCATCGGGTCGATGCGCATCGGTGTCCCATCGTGGCGTATGCCGAAAGTGGGCATGTGATGCTGATCGGTGAGCGGATCGCGGCGGCACTCCCCGAGCTGCGGGCGCACGCCGAGTCGATGATGCACGACACGTGCACCGTGGAGCGCCGGACCGGTCCCGGCGTCTGGAACCAGTCGACGGGCCTCTACACCGACGACGCGCCCACGGTGGTCTACGCCGGCCCGTGCAGAGTGCGGAACATGCTGCCCAACCCGCAGCAGGCCGATGCTGGCGAGGCCGCCTGGTCGTCGGACCTGGTCTACGTGTACCTGCCCGTGGCCGGTTCGGAGGGCGTGAGAGACGGCGACGTGGTGCGGATCACCTCGGCCGCGAATGACACCGCCCTCGTTGACCTCGAGTTGGCGGTGACGGGCCTGCACGTGGAGACGAATGCGACCGCTCGCCGCATCCCCTGCCGATTGGTTAGCCGCCATGCCTGAGTGGGACACGTCGGAGGTTCATGCGCTCGCGGCACGGTTCCGCGCTGCACCCCCGAAGGCGATGGCGGCGATCGTGCCGGTAGCCAACAAGGCCGGCGTGAACATGAAGCGTGACATGAAGCGTGCCGCGTCGGGGCACAGCCACCTGCCCGGGCTGTCTGGCGCGGTGTCGTACGACGTGGAGTCGTCACCGGCCGAGGTGAAGGTCACGGTTGGTTTCGACAAGCGTGGCCAGGGCAACTTGGCCAATATTGCCGCGTTCGGGTCGGTCAACAATGCGCCGGTCATGGACATCATGGCCCCGCTCGCCTCTGAGGTGCCGAACTTCATGCGTTGGGCGGCGAAGGTGGTCGGGGAGTCGATGAAATGACGCTCGTCGGGGACGTTGCCGCTCGCCTGCGGACTCAGGTTCCGTCGCGTGCCGTCTACGAACTTGCGGTCCCTGATGGGCCGCTCCCGACGGCCTATCTGCTGTTGCGTGCGACGCCTTCGGATGAGTCTGGGCAGCGGATGACGGACACGACGGATCACGTCATGTGGACGGTGCGTGTGCTGTCGGTGGCGCGTCACGCGGACCCGTTCAAGGCTGCTCGCACCGCGGACGTGGGGTCGTCGATGGCGCGCACGGCGCTGCGGGACTACCGGCCGCTGCTGGGTCCGTGGCGGATGCGTTTCGAGTTGTCAGCGGATGCCTACCGGGACGAGTCGCTGCCTGAGACAACGTTTGTGGCTGCGATCCAGTACGCGGTTCGCACCTCCCTGAACTGACCCACCCCACCCATCACCCCGTGAGAAAGGGGCTCTTCGTCATGCCCGATTTCGTCCGTGTGCGCGCCGAGAACGGTGCAGAGATCTCCATCCCCGCGTCTCATGCGGAGGCAGCCGGCGTGAAGCCGCTGACGAAGCCGGCCATCGGGAACGACGGCCGTCCGCTCACCACCAAGCTCCGCGTCCCCAAGGGCGCGGTATCAGCCGACCACATCCACCCCGAGGCGTCCACTGCCTCCGATGCCCAGGAGGGCTGACCTGTGCCGACCATCATCACTGGCGTCGCATCCGACGAGACGGTTTCCGTCAAGTGGGTGCCGACGATCGCCGACGTGAACGCGCCGAAGCTGGCGACGGAGATCAACGCGGCTACGGCCGTCACGCTGGAATGCCTCCTGACGGAGACCTTCTCCCCGGACGCTTCCGTCGAGGTGGGTGAGGTGCGTCGCATGTGCTCCAAGCAGGTGCAGCAGCGTGGCGGGACCGTCACCTTCACCATCGAGGACCTGATCTACGCGTACGACCCGCAGGCGCTCGCGGCGGCTGCCATCAACAAGGCGTACGCCGCGCTCGTGCAGGGCGCCAAGGGCTACTTGGTGGTCCGGTGGGGGAAGCACGTGGACACGGCATGGGCGGTCGGCGACAAGGTCGACGTGTGGCCGGTGGAGATCTCCTACGGCCCGGTGAAGCTCGCGCCGGAGTCGAACTCGGAGCTCAAGGCGAAGTCTGGCGTCCTCGTGACGGGGACTCTCGCCCAGGACGTGGCGCTCGTCTCCTAGTCCCCATGACTGGTGGCGGGCGCGTTCCCCGGCTGAGGCGCGCCCGTCACCTTCGCTCAGCCGTCATCAGCCGATCAGCCACAAGGAGTACCCGTGTCATCATCCGAGCCGATCGAGATCCCCGACCTTCGAGCCCTGCTCGCTGAGGCGTCCAGGCCGTCTGCGACCGTGACCGTGCCCATCAAGCAGGGCTTGCGGGAGAAGATCGAGGCAGCCGAGGCCGAGCTGGAAGCGCTCGCTGAGGGCGGCGGCACCAAGCGCATGGGTGCGAAGTCTCCCCTGAGTGTGGCCGCGCAGAAAGTTCGGGCGCTCGAGGCCGAGATGGCTGCCTCTGCGCTCACGTTCACATTTGAGGCGTTGACGCACTCGGAGCGTGACCAGATCCGGCAGGACATGAGGGGGCGTGACAACCCCGACGAAATGAACCTGCGGGCTGTCGCCGCCATGTGCCGGAAGGTCACCGGCCCTGACGGCGTCGTGTACGCCGACACGATGACGTGGGAGGACTTCTCCGCGTTGCGTGACGCGATCGGGGTGCACACTTTCGCGCTCACTGTGGACGCTGCAGCGGATAGGGCCGCTGGCGGCCAGTGGTCGGTCCCTTTCTCGCGCAGTGCCTCGCACATCCTCGAAACCGCGAC